ATCAGATAGATAATTTTCATCTATTAATTTAAATTCAAAATTGCGTGGTGTTCGTTGATCTTCTAATTCTACATACACTCCTGCATTTTCCAGTATAGGTAATATTTCTCCCACTAGAGCTAGATAGGTATTGCCACCCAATCCAAAAAAACTGACTTTGCCATCCCATCTGCCCAGTTTCACTGCGGGTAGATGTCTAGCATACGGTATTTCAAATTTAAATTTATTGCTGAGACTCTTTCTATGTTCTAGAGAAAGATTTTCAAATTTGACGTTTACTTCGTCTCGAATTACCAATTTGCATGAGCTCATATAGATTGTACAGTGTCAGATGGTTTCTGACTCATATAATACAACCTTTTAGGCAAACTTTCAACCAATCTATCCAGAGTGTTTGTAGACAAGGGCCATGTGGGATAATCCTGCAGCATGAATGCTACTTTGGGTCGTATCCCGGATTTTAGTAGAGTTCTTGGTATTTTATTTCTAACAAATATAATTTTAGTTGCAGCAGTAATTTTACGATTGCTGATACTTAACTCGTGCATCTCTTTCCAATCAGCATATATCTTTGCTCGTTCTTCCATAGAACTATCTGCACCATACACAAAATTAGCAGAAGGAAATTGTTCTAATTCTGGATCACCAATGTCAATCGGAGGATCAAATTCAAAACCAAAAGAAATTGTATCTCTCGATATGCCCACAGAGTCAAATGCTGTTAACCAGTCTCGAAACAACGTAATTTCTGCTCCAGATTGTACATCACCGCTAAACGGACATAGTGCTGGCAAGTCATCTAGTTCTATAACTGCTTCCAACAATGTTTTTTTATCATAAACTTTTCTATCCACATACAGATTAATATCCAATGCATAAGCTATTTTTTCTGCTAGAGTTGCTGCAGGTGTAGAAGTATTTCTAACATGAGAAATATTAAATTGTTTTAATTGATCTCTTTGTTGAATATATGATAAAGATTGGCAATGTTCTTGCCAATATTCTACCAGCGAGTCGGAAGCATTGATCAATCTTATACAATCATTATCTATCTCAGCAACAACAGGTAGATATTTTTTCTTTTCTTGTGCAATCTCTTTGTAGTCATCTAATATTTTTGTGTTAAGTATTTTAAAATCATATCTCACAGCAATTAACGTGGCATAGTAGGCCACTGTGTCGGTGTAATTCATGGTCCACTTTTTAGTCTCACCATCATACAGCATGGGAACCAATCCTTGTGTTTTCTTTTTAAGACATCTTATCAATGCAATAAATTTCTCGTTATAAGGAAACCGCATCTCTAACACTTCTCTACCGTCTTCGGCTGCAAAGGTATCTATGCTTCTTTCAAAGCTGATTGTCCTAAATGGTTGATCATAACGAGGATTGTTTATTAATTCATTGGTATCAAACCCAAATTTATCTAAAAGTGTTTTGTACCTCTTTAAGAACATCATGGCCAGACTGCCCTGCTTCACTGTCCAGGCATAGGGCGCATCGGCAAGACTCTGTATGGTTTTAAAATCTTTGTCATGCACTCCAGAATTCTGGAAAACACCGCCAGTATTATAGGCTAGTATTTTGAGAGCAGCCTCTATAGATTCTAGCTTACGAAGCGATGTGTTTGGATCTGTCATTTTTTGGATAATTATAGTATAGCACAACAAACAAAAAAGTCAACAGTGCAGGAGCTTTATGAGAAGGAAAAGAGCAATTAAATTAAGACGTAAAATAAAAGCGGAAACACTGAATGATAGAGGTCCTTATCTTACCAACAGACGTGCTATAGATCTTTGGTTCCGCTACATCAATCGAGCAGTGTTTGATAACCAATTGCCCAATTTTCACAAGATTATAATCAAGAAATGGTTGAAGCAGGCCATGGGACAGGTGTGTGCGTATCCAGATAAGAATCCCAAAAGATTTGAATTAGAGATGCTGAAGAAATATCACAGCAAGAGAGATTTTATCGAAACACTGGCGCACGAAATGATACATCTTTATCAGTTCGCATTGAAGAAAGACACTGGCAATCACAACAGCACTTTTTACAGTTTTAGGCCAAGGTTTAAATTTATCGGCCTAGGACTTTCTCAGTAAACTCTTTGTAAGTCATCAAGAATGTATTTTTCAGATCCGTGCCTGTTTGCAGATGATTTAGATATTCTGGTGGATTATCATGTACCACTGTAAAGTTGCAATAGGGTCTTTGTTTTATTAGAGTGCGAAACTGTTTCAGCCAGGCCTCAAATATGCTGTCACTGGTTCTTTCTCCGTAGCACTCAGAGTCTTGATAAATGTTGTTTAATTGATCTTTGCCATATTCACGGAAATCAAATCCTATAAGATAAACATTTTTGTGTCCATGCACACAAGCAGTCCACATGGCAGCCTGTCCTGACACCCAGTGAGGATTGTTGGGTATGAGATTTAATGCTCCTTTATAACGATTAACTTCCAAAGAGGGAGCATAACATACACATTTTTCATGTACTTTGTCATCTACTATTACTTTGCTAATTTTAGAATCAACCATGAATAAAAAATCAGGAATAAAATCTCTATAGAGAGCATTACACCCATACACTTGTCCAGAACTTTTTAATAAATTAAGATCAAAATTTTTCCTAGATGGGCCATTGCCAATGATATAAGCATTGCCTCGAGGCGTTGCTTTTACTCGATCTTCATAGAACCCGGTTTCTTGTATTTTTTTTCCTCCTCTTATTATTGTTTTTACAATAATAGTTTCTCCAGCATATGGTTGCCATTCTATAGGTTTAATTTCGTCGTTGCGATTAATGTTTACTGTTTTCATCATTTAATATATTTTTCTTCTAGTCTTTTTCTTATTCTATCCCATGGCAAACCATCTCGTATTTCTTGTGTGGTCCATTCTGTGTAGGATAATTTATTTGCCCAGTTTTGTCTAGCAGGCATGGCCGGATGCTCAATATCCGATAAGGTGGCATTGCCAACATCGTGACACAGACTGGACTCACTTACAAACACAGGTATACCACCAATCACTGCTTCCATGGCAGGATTAGAAGAATGATTCACAACTGCCCACGTGGATTTAAGTACTTTTTTAAAATCAGTGTCATCGTACGTGGTCCAATCTCTTTCTGGCTTTTTTATTCTTAAGTTAGTATATTTTTTTTCATCAAATTCAAAAGTGTTTCTTGGATGTGGTCTGATGAGTATGGGTTTCTTGCTGTATTTTCTAATCTCTTTCACTTGCTGCTCAATCCAATTGGACATGTGTGGTTTGCCATGCCACTGCTGACTGGTATCGTGTTGTCCGCAGATCACTATCACATTACCGGTTTGTTTCCATGGTTTCATCTCTATGTTGAACAAGGGCCAGCGTTTGTTATCAAATGTTTGATTGGCAAAGTCTGCATCTCTGTTGATGCCATTGATGCCCACTTTCCATGTGACGTTCCTTTTGAGTCCGCCCACCTCCATCACTACCACAGGTTTTTTTCTTTCTTGAAAACTGTTCCATATTTTTTTATTATCAGCCATCCTACCCAACCACAACACAGACCATATTATTGCAACATCACAATTTTTATCGTCGTTGATAAACACCTCTTCTCCTTTTGATCGTAGATGTTCTATCATTGCGGCAAACACAGGTTTGCTGTTGAGACTACCGTAATCGGGATATACTGCTATTCTCATTTTAATGACCCTGGTACTTTTTTCCAATAATCTATATCCCACACATTGGCTGGAGCATCTTTCATGGGCGGCCTTAGATCTGCTTTGGCACTGCTGCCTAATTTTTTTCTTTTGCCTTTCATGTGATCCATATACAATCCCAATTCACTATTAACAAATACATGATGTCCTTTGACATTTTTTCCATAGCCAATATCGTTCACTTGTATGTTGTATTTCTCTTGAAATTTTCTAGCTAGGTGCCAGAATACAAAGCTATCATGCCATTCTAGTAATTGAAATACTTCATCTGTAATGTATAATTTTTCCCATTCTGCAACAAATTCTTGTGTGTTAGGATGTCGTAAATTATAACCCACAAATCCACATTCAGGATATTTTCCACCATCTTTTAGTGCGTATCTTTCTCTGCCTAAAAAAGTTAGCATGGTGTCTTTGGTTAATAGAGTTTCGAGAAAATTTAACGGCATGGGTCTAAATGTAAAAGTATCAGCATCAACCCATAGTACATAATCATGATTGGGAGAATTTCTCACAGCATTGATAACACAGAAAACTTTATTACTGAATCTCACAGCGTCCCAAAGGAAAGATCCTTTATTTTTATCCAACCCACCCTGTTGTTGTAGAGCAGCAGGTCTTCTAACCCCGCCTGGTATCTCTTGTAATTCTCCACATGCCACAGGATCATTCTTATGTTTATTTTTAAATTTTAATAATTCTGGTTCAGCAGCGTTGAGATCTACCCATGTAATTTTAGGATGATCGTAATTGGGTTTAGGTTCTTCGAGGTAGACCACAAGATCTATTTCATTGGGCCATTGTTCTGCGATACTCTTAATACCCCTGCCAGAATAGAGATCCCATGTGCCTGGTTTGTAAGAAGTGATTACTTTGATTTTCATATATAAACTTTCATATATTTACTAATACAAATCTGTTATGAATATTATTCATGCATGTCATATCTTTTAATCCAATCTTTCATCTGCCAAGCCGGAACAAGAGCTTTGCTTGCTTTTTGACTCACTGTAACTCGATCTAATGTGGATTTTTCTCCCATGCTACTCGTATAAAAGTTTTTTAAATTTTTATCAGTGCCTGCTGCCAACCACTGTCCAATCGGCACAGTCCATCCGGTTTTTGATTTATTGATTATGGCATCTGGCAGTAATCCTTTGTAGGCAATTTTAGTTAATAATTTAGTCTCGTGTTTATTTTTACCTATTTTATAACTCGTTGGTATGTCTAGACAGTATTGCATAAACATTTTTGTAGTTAAAGGAAAACGGCCTTCCATACCAAATGCCATGCCATATTTGTCATTTCTAGCAAAGAATTCGTTGGGTGCTTGTGCCACACAATCAAGAGCCATATAAGATGCTACTGGATCTGCGGGATTCCATAGAGTATCAGGATACAATTTTATTAACTCTTCTCTCAATACAGATGCTGGCAGTGTTGGTACTCCCACCACTAGTGGTCTTTTTATTCTTTGTAACCACTTGTCTATTATATTGCTCCACGAATTAAATTTTTCATCTTTCATTTTCCAATACTTAGGATATCCTCCTAGGATTTCATCGCCCATATCTCCGGCCATGGTTATGATTGTGCCGGCTTCAGATAATTTACGATTGGTATGATAGTACATGCTCATGCTGGGATTGTACACAGGTTGCTCCATGAAGTAGATACTGTTATCCCATGCTGCAATGACATCAGCAGGAGTAATAATAACTTCTGTATGATTAAACTTTTCTTGTTTAGCTAATATTTTTGCTGCATCAGCATCGCTGCTGTAATCTTCTTCAATCTGTCCAGTTTTATGATTTGTTGTTATCACATTTGGACTCATCCTATTAGTAAACGTATTCACTGCACCGTGTATCTTCATCATCTCGTAGGCTATTACGCTGCTGTCTAATCCCCCACTGAGAAACACTCCCATCTGTCTTCGTCCTATGCTGCACATCTGCACAGTTTTTTTAACTTTAGCTCTAAATTCTGCAGGATCAAAAGAAGAATTAGATCTAGGAGTGATGTAAATTCTTTCTGATGATTTGATTCTTTTATTTGTGCAATCGTATACAATTGTTTCTCCGGGCATCAGTTGTTTTACGTTAGTGAAGAATGTGTTTCTAGTAGCATTAATACCAGTGAGACTCATACAACTGATTGCCAACTGATCTATCTTTCTAGAGTTAGGCACTCGATCCAACATGCCTTTTATTTCAGAACCAAATATTAATCCTTCTGCTGTTTCGGCATAGTATAGAGGTTTGATACCAGCGTGATCTCGACTTAATATTAATTGTTTTGTTTGGGTGTTATAATAAGCAAAGGCATGCATACTATCAACATGCTCAACAAATTTTCCTCCATAGTGATCCAACCCCCATGCTAGTAATTCTGTGTCACACGTGGTCTTAGGTTTAAATTCTGTATATTTTTTTATTAAATCAAAATAGTTAAAGATCTCGCCATTATAGATTAATATGTTGCCTCCCTCAGTACGCCACGGCTGATGAGAGACAGTGGGTTGATCAGTTATACTTAAAAGATTGTGTCCTAGAGTAACATAGTCATCGTTCCATATATCGTGTCCATCTGGTCCTCGATGTTCACAAATCTTTATATACTTTTCTACAAATTCTCTATCTCGGTTGGTTATACCATATATGCCACACATATTATAATCCTAATCTCTCTTTGAATCTACGAAACACTGTGCCATTTTTAATTTCTTCTGTGGTCCACATTTTATATCCTAAATCATTTAACCATTGTGTTCTATCGGGATAGTCTGGTGATTCTATTTTGGTTAAATCTCGATTAGCCACGGGCCAGCATATCGCTAGATCTGAAGTACAAAAGGTGGGTATGCCTCTCACACAACTGTCTGTGCTAGCTGTTGAATTGTGTGTTACCACAGCATGACAATTAGCAATTGCTTCTTGAAAATTAAATCTATAAAATTTTTTATTATCACCAGTAAAAAACTTTTCTCCTATTATTAATTCAACATCTGCAGGAAATTCGTTTTTTCTTTTTTCCATGACTGCTACGTGATTAGGATGTGGTCTCACTAAAAACTTTCTAGAAGTTAATGGTCTCAGTGTTTTATAAACTGCATTAAACCAATCAACGGGATCTAACTCGTTCATGCTCCAGTTATCCTTGGGCTGTAATACAAACAGTATTGGATCCTCTGGATTGGATTTTCTCCACGGATCATTTTTAATATTCCATAAACCTTTCATCATTCCCCAACGGTCTGCTGGAGAGTTATCTGATAAGAAGTTACCATTGTTCATGGGAGAATATAGAGCCACTCTCCAGTGATGTTGTGGATGATCCACTGTGTTTCCAAAACTGCTCAGTAGACCCCCATCAAATGTAATAATATAGATACCTTTCTTTTTGGCACGCTCCACAAGATCTCTCCTTCTGCCCTTGGTATGATGCATCTGTTTGTCACCACCATAACCAAACATACAACCAATTGGTGCAGTAGGTTCCATCTCATCCTGACGCCACTCACCTGTGAGATTTTCATTAACAATTACGGGCTCGTCACCAGATTTTTTTATACCTTCAGCCATGTGTTGTAATAATTCCCAGCTGGCGCCTCGACGTCTATCTTTTACTGTTCTTCGAAATATTTCAACTTTCATCTAATACCCTCCATGCCCAACCATTTCGCATTTCTTCTGCTGAGAATTGTCCGTATGCTAGAGAATAATAGCAAGGTTCTCTATCTGCATACTTGGGTGTTTCTATTTTTGCAAAATCTGTTTCTGCTATAGGTGCACACGAATTCATAATATCTGTGTACACAGGTATGCCTCTCGCTGTGGCTTCTATGGTTATGTTGCTATTGAATGTTACTATAGCATGTGTGTCATTCCAATCGATCGGTGTTGCTGTGTCTTCGTTGTCTTTGGCTCCTGGCATTAGTCGACCCAACTCGTCTATTTTGCTGTCTGGATTGTATCCTTTATTTCTCACAACTATTTCTCGATCAGTATTTGCTCGTAGAGTTTCTAAAGTTTTAGATAACCAATCTTCTTGCTCAAACATAACTGCCATGCTGTGTGTAGGAGGACATACTACAATTTTACGACCGTTCTTCTTCCATGATTCTATCTTGAATGGAAAATATTTTTTAAATCGATCATCGGGTCTAGATTCTAAGTAATTCTTTACATGATCGTTTTTGGTTATTCTCATTAGATAAGGATTGCCTCTGCTGTCTCCCCAGTAAGGACGATCCATGAAATAAAAATCAATCTTATTTTTTAGAGCCCAATGATACACCATATTTGTGCCTCTCAATATTCCCATTAATATAACTTTGTCAGCATCTCTCTGCTGTATCACTTGATCGTATGGTAAAATTTTTGATCCTGGTAATCCTTGTTGAGCCCATGTTATATATTTTTCTGTAGTGGGTCTGTCTGTTTTGCTGAGATATATCATTTGTTATTAATTATTCTATTTTTATAACCTATTAATTAATTCAAATAGAGCAGATATTTCAATAGATATGTTATTAAAATCTTTTTTTCTTTTAACTCCTTTAATTTTATCTCCTGCTATTGGCACTTTCTTCCCTAGTAATACACAATGAGATAATCCCAAATGATGACTTAGCACAGGATAAACTTTCTTCTCCAATAATTCTTTTTGACTTATTTCTATTACTTTTGTTCCTGCTTGGCACCATAATAGATTGGTTAATCCAGCACCGTGTGTGGATATCACATGAGAAGCTGCTGAAAAAAGTTCTATCTGTTTCTTTGTGCTCAACCCAGTCAATGTCACTGTCTCCCACCCCTGCAGAGCCATGAATACTTCTTCAGCATTGATTAATTTTCTTGCAGGAGCATCGTCTCTGCTAATAAAAATTTTTCTAGTAGGAGTTAATTTTTCTCCAAACTTATGTCGTAACCATTTCACCGTTTCAGGCACAGTTATACCATCTTCGTGATTGCTCATAGAGGGTGCTAATAGATGTGAGAACTTCCATGTGGTATTTTTAGGCATCACATAATATCTTAGTTCCGGGAATAATTCTTTGGCCACGCTGTTAAAATATTCGCTTGGGCTGCTCAACACATAGATAAAATCTGTATATTTGTGACTGAAATGTTTTTCAATTAATCTAAATTTTGATATCACATCAATCCATATGTGCCAAGCATTATTGGCGCTGTGTTCATCAATAGGTAACCACACGTATTTGTAAGGCTCATCAAATTGTTTGCTGGCAGCAGGTAATGATATATCAATGTTGTCTCCCCATGCTTGCCATAATCCGTGTGTCTTCTGTGGTTTATATTTGGTGTTGTGTAACAGTGGCCAAATGTGCGAAGTAATAAGATGGTTTTCGTTTGTGATTATTAGAGGTAAACTATGTGCGACACAATCATGAAACTCGGCCAGGAATGTGGGATTGGTGGTAAAAGTTTTACTGGGAGCATCAGTATGATAGTCCACAGTGTATTGATATGGCACATCCATTATATCAAAACGTTCTTGGAAGTACTGTATGGCCGATATGTTTTTTACAATCATTGTTCTTTGAATAATTATACTATAAAATAGCTTATAGATAAACTTAAATATTAAATGTTGGAAAAAGAACGGTATATCGACTTACATAAACAACTACACAAATCGTCTCTACATTTTACAGGCAAATCACTTCAACACTGGATCGCAGAGATCGATGAGCTAATGATAACTCATAGTTGCAAAGATATATTAGATTATGGCTGTGGTAAAGCAAAGTTTTGGCCTGAGCAGTGGATGAAAAAAATACAAGGATATGATCCAGCCGTAGTAAAATTCAGCGAAGCTCCTAGCCCAGCAGACATGGTAATTTGTACCGATGTCATGGAACATATACCGCAATCACTAGTGGATAATACTTTAAAACATATTGATTCATTATCTAATAAATGGACTTTTTTTGTTATTGATACAAAACCGGCCAAAAAAAAATTCCTTAATGGAGAGAATTGCCACGTGACTATTAAACCTCCAACGTGGTGGCAAACTAAACTTAATGAATTCTGTCCTAGACACACAGTTCATTTTCAAATTTAAAAATAGTTTTATATATGTTAACAATCTATGCACCACTTGATAAACCCAAAAGTAAATGTTGGGAAGTATTTGATGGAATTAAAAAAACCTGGCCCGATAATGTAGCAGTAAAAAACAATACAGAAATAAATGCAACTTCTCCTGCAATGTTTTGGGGATTTGTTAATAACAATATTAATCTTGTACATCAGTTAGAACAGCAACATTTAGATTATTGGTACACCGATACTCCTTATTTTGGAAGATTTGATAACAACAATTTAAAAGAAGATAATCATTACTGGAGAATTTGTAAGAATCAAATACATGCTAGATACTGGAGAGATTGTCCATCGGATCGATTTGACAAATTTAATTTAAAAATCAAAACAAAAGATAAAAATCAGGGAGAATATATTCTTATTTGTCCTAGCAGCACGGGCATACACACATATCTTAAAAAAACTAATTGGTTAAATGGCACAGTCAACGAAATAAAAAAATATACTGATCGGCCTATTAAGATAAGAGAAAAACCCAGAAAAGCCGGCACATCTGGACCTGCTGTGGCTGATGTACCTTTAGAACAAGATTTACAGAATGCATGGGCATGCGTAACCAGTTGTAGTATCAGTGCAGTAGCAGCAGCACTAGAAGGAGTGCCTGTGTTCAGCGATCCAAAAAGTTTTGCTTGGCCAATAGCATCCGCGAGTCTATCTGAAATAGAAGATCCGTTTTATATTGATCCTTCTCCGTGGTTACATTCTTTAGCATATCAACAATTTACTCCTCAAGAATTTGCCAATGGTACAGCTGTCAAAGTTTTAAAAGAAATTAGAATGTTATGAACATAGAAAAAATAAACGGATTTTGGGTACCCAGCAACGACATACATGTGGAACAATGGCGTCAAGGACAACCATTCACGCAGAATAAATGTCTTAAAGAATTTCTTGATTGGTGCCAAGCCCATAATCAAAAATTTAATACAGTATTAGATATTGGAGCATGGTGCGGGACATGGAGTGCAGAATTTGCACCATATTGTAAAAAGATATATGCCATTGAACCCGACCGAACACACTTTGAATGTCTTTTAAAAAATCTTTCTTCTTTTAATAATATAGAACCACTAGATTATGCTATAGGAGATACCAAAACAGGAATATCATTAACCAATGACGATTTTACACAAGCTAGAAGAATTTATTCCGTAGGTAATATATCAATGAAAACTGTGGATTCTTTTCAGTTTAAAAATGTTGATTTAATTAAAATAGATGTGGAAGGATTTGAAATGAATGTGCTTCGAGGAGCAAAAGATACACTAAAGGATTGTAATTTTTTAATGATAGAATTGAACAATAATTCAAAAAAATATAATTCTAGCAACGCAGAAATAGAAAAATATCTACAAGAGTTGGGGTTTACCACATTAATAGACAAATGGCCAGACAAGGTCTTTACAAGGAATAATTAATATATCATGAAGATTTTTATAACAGGTGTTGCTGGATTTTTAGGATCGCATCTAGCAGATCTTATGATATCCAATGGTCATCAAGTAGCCGGTAATGACAACATGATTGGAGGCTACAACGATAACATACCAGAGGGTGTGGAGTTTCATCAAATTGATTGTCGAGACCTAGATAAGATGACAGCGGCCATGCGAGGCAGCGACATAGTTTATCATTGTGCTGCAACTGCTTATGAAGGATTGAGTGTGTTCAGTCCACTGTTAGTGACTCAAAATATATTTGAAGCATCAGTATCCACAGTTACAGCAGCAATAAAAAATCGAGTTAAAAGATTTGTTTACTGTAGTTCTATGGCAAGATATGGAACCAACCAGGTGCCTTTCCGTGAAGAATATGTGCCCAATCCCCAGGATCCTTATGGTATCGCTAAAGAAGCAGGCGAGAGGGTGATTAAAAATTTATGTGATACACACGGCATAGAATGGAACATAGCAGTGCCACATAACATTGTGGGACCTAGACAGAAATATGATGACCCATTCCGCAATGTAATGAGTATTATGTTGAATAGAATGCTACAAGGTAAAGCGCCTGTGATTTATGGAGATGGAGAACAGAAAAGATGTTTTAGTTATATCGATGATTGTCTTTATTGTTTGAATGAATTAGCATTCAATGAAAATGTCAAAGGCGAAATAATCAATATTGGTCCAGACGAAGAGTTTGTAAGTATTAATCAATTATCAGTGTTGTGTGCCAACGAAACAGGCTGTAACCTAGATCCCATACACTACGAAGACAGACCCAAAGAAGTGAAACTAGCCACGTGTTCGGCAGACAAAGCTCGTAGATTATTAAATTATCATACCACTACTAATTTAAAAACTGCTGTGGCAAAAACTGCAGAGTATATACGACAGAGAGGCACTAGAAAATTTAAATATCATCTTCCATTAGAAATAATCAATGACAAGACTCCCGGGACATGGAAAGATAGATTGATATGATATCAATACTATGTCCATCTAGAGGTAGACCTCTATTAGCCAAAAGAATGATCGATACAGTTTACAATACTGTAAGCGATCTTAAAAATATAGAATTTTTATTATATCTCAATGAAGATGACCCAAAATTAGAAGAGTATAAAATACTCATTGACAAAAAACATTACATAGTAGGACCTAATCAAAGCACTTGTTACAGTTGGAATCAATTAGCGGAAAAAGCCAAGTTTGATATATTATTTTTAGCAGGAGACGACATAAAGTTCATGACCAAAAATTGGGATCTTAATATTATAAAAGTATTTGAAATGTTCCCAGATAAGATTTGTATGGCTGCTCCTTTTGATGGCAACGGCAAAGACAACGGAAACGCATTATTAATCAATGAAGAACCCTATCAATTAAAAGAAAATGAACAAGTGGGAAGTCCGCATTTTGCTGTGCATCGAAACTGGATGTCGGCACTTGGATATTTTGTTCCCCCATTCTTTTGGCACTGGTATGTGGACACATACAATCAAACTGTTGCTAAGAAACTTGGTCGTTGTTTTTATCTCACTAAAACATTAGTTAAAGCAAAAAAAGTATTAGATAATACAGGAGAGCAAGTGAGAACAAATTTAAATATTGCTCTCAGAGACGATTACGTTTGGACAAAAATACAAAGACACCTGGACGCAGATGTAGCTAAATTAAAAGAATTTATAGATAATTATAAAAAAAATTAATTCAGTAAACTCTTAATTTTCTCGTTGGTAGCTTTATTAAAATATATCTCACAAAACGGCCTGTTGGGTAATGTATTATTCCTAGGCTTCACAACAAATAAACTATTGGTATCCACGATCAACACAGTGTTTTGATGATAGGTCAGTATTTTTTCTTCTCGACCATTGGATATATGAATATCTCCAGTGCTGCTGCGATCGGTTCTTTGACGGAAAAACCAATAGCCAATGTATCCTGTTGTGCGTTTGGGCATCAACGGTTTAACAAAGTCATCATGGAAATATACATCAATATGATTTTGATCTATAAATTTTTTCCATTTTTCATGTTCAATGTTATTCCATTGCTCATACAGATGATCATAGGTGTCTAATTTTACAAACATCCTGCAATAGATGTATGGTATGGGATTGTTATGACAGTTGCCTTGTGATACCTGCCAGTGGTTGTGCATCATGACGAGAAAAGATTTATTAATTCTTTCTTCCAAACATCACTATACTCGCAATTCCTATAGTTTTCAAACCACGGACCGCCCTCGGTGTAATGTAATATTTTAGGGTGACCGTCCTTTGGTTCTTTATACCAACCCACCAACCAATTGTATTCATGAGGCAGAGATCCAATGTCGGAATCTTCCAGCCAACTGAATCTATGCAGGAACTTGCCTGTTTCTTGATTGAGCAGTTCTGGAGTCAGTATTCGATTTTTAGGATGAGCACAGTTCCATAACACCATGGAACTCCAATTCTTTCTAGGATAAGCCAATTGCATCTGCCCATCCATCTTGACACCTTCTTCTGGAGTGTAATCATGTTGTACACACACCACTGCTTTGCTATCATCACAGTATTGTTTTAATTCATCAACATCTATCTGCCAAACAAAATCACAATCACAGAACACTGCCCAGCCTTGATAATTCTGTAGATACGGTATAAAAAATCTTGTGAATGTAAATTCTGTGCTGGCCAGTCGGTCCACTTCTCGAGTGTATATGCCGGATTCTCTCAGCAATTTCATTTTTAATGGAACCACATCTACATCTTTATTTCTACGTTTGATTGAATGCTCACACACTTGATATGTGATATCTTCACGTGGATCATACCCTACAAATATTTTCATAATTTTCCTTCTGCTCTCATCTTCTTTCTAATATCTGTGGCAGAGATTTTTTGTATATTTTCTGATAAAACAATCTCTTCTATCTTGTAACCAACTCCTCTGCCGTAACAAATATTAGTTATGTTTGGTACTAACGTAACTTGAATTCTGTTTTTGTAAGGCTGCAATGCCTGTTCTATATTCTTTTTAACTGTTTCAAAATCAAATGGATTGTCTCCCACCCCTTGTACATCTCGAACCTGTATGTTTACTTGTCCTGTCTTTTTAACAATTTCTTCAAATAGAGCTTGATGTCCTTTGTGCCACGGCTGCCATCTGCCCAACATCTGTGCTGTGGGTTTTCTATTATCCCAAACATGTTCTTGTATTTCGTCCGCTATCCTAAGAGACCATAATTCAGCATTTTGTGTAGGTACTCGAAAATCATATTCTTCAGGTGGTACAAACATTTTATTAGTGTCTTCAAATCGTCCTTCTTTGATAGTATCCACCCATACAATATAATCAGCAGCAAAGTCCTGTCTGGTTTTTTCTGTAGGACAAACAAAGTCAGCAATCACGTGTTTGCCACGGTCTAATCCTTCTTGTGCTAGGTGTTTCATTCGTTCTGCTTGTCTTGTTCTACCCTCTGGAGAAAAATCCCAATCGTTGGCTTCTGCTCGTACTCGGTCAGCATTTAACCACTCAGCACCTAGTAAGGTCGCTAGTTTATCAGCAAGGAAACTCTTACCAGATCCTGGCAATCCCATTACTAATATTTTTTTATTTTTTGCCATGTATGATTTTATGTATGTGTTGCCAGTTATTTACTCGGATGATATTTTCCTCTTCTAAACCCTGGTTGTAATCGTGATTGTACAACAGTGGTCGTAAACCATATTCTAAACCTTTTTTAGCATTGGTCCATTTGTCTTCCACCCACCATAAACCTGTGCCATGGAATTCTGCCAGTGCTGCATCTTTATGATCTCCTGTTTCTAATATAAAGAAATTTGTGAACACAGTATCACCAAACAACTCTGCCAATCTTCTTTTTCTTAATTCCTGTGCTGGTATATCAGACGTTTGTGATGTTATAGGTATAAATGTCCAGCCCTCGGCGTGTAATAATTTTACCCAAGTCTGTGCATCTGGCATAGGAGGTTGTGTGCTCATCCATGCACTCTTGTTAAATTCTCTAACTAATTCTCGAGAAAGATCTCGGTGTATGCCATATCGAATACTCATATCGTATTCGTGCTCTGTGTTCTCTAATTGTGGGAATCCTTTAACGGCCATCCATTTACTAAAATGGTCTTCCCATTCCAATAGTACACCGTCAACGTCTGTGAGTATTATTCTATCTGATTGTGGCATCTTCCATACCAGCCACTCGTAATTTAACTATGTTAGTCAACTGCCATTGTTTTTGATCCAATCCCTTGGTTATACCTAACCATTTATTTCTTAATAGAGCAAATTCATTGATAATTTTTTCCATATCTACCACATCTGACTCCCCATCCACATACTTGTCAGCATCTCTGGATGTTAGTGCTCTGTTGTAATTTTCTAGGAATTTTTTAAATGTTTTGGATCTTAATCTTCTATTTTCTATATTAAGATATTCTAATATAGCTTCTATCTCTTGTAATTGATTGAACCTTTGTTCTACCACTCCTGGTAATGATGCTGCTGATTTTTCAAGATTTCCAAAGATATATATTTCTTTTCTTGCTGCTTCAAACTCTTGATCGAAATGTTTTATACAATCAGGTATTAAACTAATATCCTGACTTACTTTTGTGTACCAGCTCATTATTCGTCGTATCCATCTTCTTCGTCTTCGGCAAACACGCTTTCAATTGCTGCTTCCAATTTCTCGTCATACTCTCCAGCAGATTTGATCACCTTGGTTGGAACGCCAATGTCTACCAATGTCTTGATAAAATCCACAGCACAATCCACTTTCTGCCTATCAGGCACATAGTGATTAATTGAATTCCATATCTGTTCTATTTCTTCGTGTGTAAATTCTTGCATTTTTATTTCTTTTTTGTTGTTGTTATTCCTGGTCGTTCTTTAAAATTCAAAACTTTTTGTTTAAGAGTTTCAACAGCTAGCACCAAAGGTGCATATTTTCCTAATTCTAACCCTCTTACTTTAGCATGTAGTTTTTCTACATCACCGTAAAATGAATAAACAGAATCAATCTTTATTGATTTTTTTGATTCTCTTTTTTTCAGTTTCTTTTTCATCTTCTACAATATTTTTTTATAATAAAAAACCCAAACATCTCCGCCAAAGTGTACATAGCGTCCTTTTATTTCTTTATTTTTTTTCTTTTTTAGTTTCTTTTTCACTCTCTTCTTTTGGTTCTGGCTGTTTAACATTTAGATAATCGTTCATTATCATTGTTAATTTATCTCCATCCCAATCTTTTCTATATTCTAGATGTTCTTTGCCCTTGCTGTCTATGTATTTTAATCTGTTGCCGGATTGCACTATTACTCCTTGTTTCTCAAACAAGTCAACCAATCCAGAGTAAGGATCCATGCCAGTGTCATATGGAATCTTAACTTGTACACTTTCAAAAGGTTTAGCATATCGAGTTTTCATAACTTTACATGCTGCTCGAATACCTCTTACTTCAGTAATTTTATTACCTGCTTCGTCTTCTTTTAATTTTAATTTTTTCATTGCGATCACAATAGATGATGCATAGATAAATCCTTGTCCTCCAGAAATTTTATCATCTGGATCAAACATATCCTGAGAAGCATACGTGTGATTGGTACATACCATGCCCACGTTCCAAGAACCAAACATATTAACACAATTTCTAACCAAAGATGTTAGGGCCTTGGGTTTTCTACCCAAATCACCTTTCATCTCTCCTGCTTCAAACTGATTAACATCTGTTGGAGTTAATAACATACCCAACGAATCTATCACAAATAAAATCTTAGGAGCAGTTTCTTTAT